AAGCAGGTTGCATAGCTTCCATGATTTTATCAAAGATTTTCTTTCCAAAACGGAATAGGTATACATTACCTTCCTTTTCTGGATGCTTTGAATCACTAACAACATAAATGTTAGCGAAGTATTGCAGTTTACGCTTCTGACGCCGAGCAATTTCCTTATCAGACTCAATACCAGAGTTCCAATATGCAGAATTCATTTCTGCTACCGGATCATTTTGACTAAGAGTAGTAAGGCAATTCTCAATATACCATTGGCCTGTGGGGCCCTGAAACGCATGGCTCCAGACCTTTGCCCAAGGTAAATCTTCTCCCTTTACTGCTGGCAAGAAACGAATAACGGCATAACCATTACCTGTTTTATCAAGCTCTGGCTTCCATAAACGCTCATCTACATAAGACTTCTTATCTAGGGATTTGGTTTCCTCCTCGGCGGCACCGAGCAGTTTGCTTAACGAATTAGACTTTTTTAACGTAGCTAACGACATGTATATATCTCCTTATATTATCGTATGTTATCGTATGTTTATATTTAATCGTATGATTAATATACCATAATTTTCTGCTTTTATCAAGTTCCTTTCTTATAACTAGAAGTGTAGGTCGCGGGCAGTAACCCCACCTACTCTAACGCTTACTAGGAGCATCAGCATGCTTATTAATTCCATTAGCATCGCAGCGCTTCCCAACTTACCGGAAATAGTTTCTTTGCTTGCTCATCAATTTGATTTGCAATCATTCTGGTTTCAAGCTGTGCGTCATCTTTACATCGTAGATTACATACACGGGCAAATGCATATAATGTGCCGCTCCAATACCATTCAGTCATCATGGATTGGGGCAAAACCATTCTTGCTTGTTCTGGACATACACCTAAACGTAAAAAATATTCATATGTCCATTTTGCACTTTTCAACACTTGCTGATAATTATCAACCATTTGAGGTCCAGTGCCGGTAGAAGGATTGATATCAATCTCTTCTTCAGAGGAACCTTGTTTCTTATTTTCAGCAACACCACGCCATACTTCTGGTGTATAAAACTCTGGTTCAATATCTACATATCTGCGAGATACTTCATTCCATATCAGTCCTACTTGATGTTTTACAAGTTGTCGAGCAACGAAAACAGGAGCATGAATATGAAACTGGAGAGAAGCATGCCCAAAAGGGCTCCAATGATTATGCTTTGCCAAATAACGGATGAGTTTAGTATCTGCATCATCTTTAAATTCCTTATGTACTTTTGCAAATGATACTCTAGCAGCATTGACTACAGATAAGTCACTACCCATATGGTCTATTATTTTTACATCCATTATTGGTAATTATGGTTATGTTTATGTTTATTCGACCTTGTTTGGTGAATCGTCCGTCGTGCGCTCGGCGGTCGGATCGCTAATTTCTTGACTCGCTCCCGCAATTGATTATTTTCAACATTCATTTCTGCGAGATCATATTCAAGATTTTTCATCCGATTTGACATCTCTTCTACTTGATTTTCTAAAAAACCAATTTGCTTTTCTAGTTCCATTAACTTGATTCCTCTATTAAGTTTAATAATTGTATTCTACACTGTTTTGTGTCCAAAGTCAAGTTCCTTTTTCTTATAATTCGCTCAACAACTCATTGATAATTTTAAGAAAATGGCTATCGGTTCCATTGAGAATACTCGCCGGTCTCATTTATATAGAATATATTCCGAATACCCACATCTGATATCAATTGACGGCATACATCACATGGATATGAAATAGCATAGTCAAGATTTTTCAAGATTCTGACCACATATAAATCATGTCCTTCACAATTGTCAATGCCTCTTCGGATAATAGCATGTTGCTCAGCATGAAGGAATGGCCATTTAGTTCTGTATGCCATTAAAGGATGGGTCTTATAGGAATTATTGCCGACACTCAATATAGAGTTCTTCTCAACAAGTACAGCACCAAGTCTAAATGTGTTTCTTGGACCTACGCCGGGAGAATTCATAGCCACCGCTTTTGCAGCAACGAAAAATTTATTTTTCATTTTATTAAATAGGTTATTGTAATTGTTTAAAAAAGGAAATTAAATCATCTCGTAAAGACTTCTTTTTTATACCCCGGAATAACATTTTTGTTTTTGGAATAAACTTTCGTGGTTTGGTTAAGAACTTATCCAAAGATTCCTCATCCCAAACAACATCAGAATTTTTCATTGCTTTAGAATACTTATATCCCTCCACTGAGCCTGCCTTCCGTCCTAGTAAGTTATATAAGGACGGGCCTATTTTATTCTTACCTTCCTGTAAGGAATGGCATGCTACACATTTCCTAAAAACCTTCTTACCCTTTACAGGATCAGCAGCATTCACCTCTGCCACCCGTGCTGGCGGCGCCGGGGCCGCCACCTCCTCCTCCGCTGCAATAGAGAATATTAATATGCCTATTATTGATCCTATAGCCACAAAGTAGATGGTTATTGCAATTATGATAAGTATACTGTAGTAAAGATATTTTGTAAAATTATTCATTTTATTAAATCGGTAATTGTGCTTGTTTTGGTAGGAAATTCAATTCGCGAGCATTTGCCTCAATCTTTTCTTTCAAACCCTTTGAAAGAAGAGTGCCGAGTTCATCAGGTTCTAGACCTTCTTGTTCGCAATACCACAAAACAGCATCCATATGTGTAATACCTTTTTCTTTAACGATATTTTCTATAGTTAAAGTAAAAGTTTTTGATGTGTTCAAAGTCATGTATTATCTTTTAAAAGTTGAGGGGCTAACCGTAGACCCCCACGGATGTATTACGGCATCACCCGTTGTTGGACTTTAACTTACCAAGAGTAGTTATCGCGCAGAGCCTGACGCCCGGCGGCGACCACTGAACGCGGTGCAGTACCAAGACGATACTTCAAGTAAGTCTCACCATCAAATGAACTTACCCGCTTGTTCAGAAAGATTGAATAACCTTCTGTACGCAACCGACAAATTACTGCACGGACATTCTTAACACCATAACGGGCGCTAATCTGCTTTGCAGTAAGTTCTGCTCCTGTTTCAAGTGCATTTACTACTTTAGTAGCTTGGGTCTTCGTAGTAGTCATAATTTAATTATCTCCTTATCATGACAGTTTCAAAATGGAAGATTTTGATTCTGTTGCTAGGACAAAATCCTCCAAAAAACCCCGAGTAATTATGCAGCTAGTGCATAATCCTCATATGCCTGATTATCGTTGGCATTTAACGTGTTTGACCAATAACGGAGTCACCCGGCAATTCTCCACTCATCTATTCCAGCCTGTCGAACCCAAGTCACCCCCGAAACTATTTCAAAAGTCAAGGGTTCTATTTGGTGGAGGTGGGGGCATCGAAGCCCCGTCCAGTCCTGTATTCAATTCGTATCATCAAATTGCATTATATTTATAATACCATATTTAACAGGTTTTGTCAAGACCTTTTTATAAGAAAATCAGCCAAATAATCCCGACAAGTAGAAGGATATCAGCACATACACTCCAACAAATGTAAGCGATAAACAACCATTTTGTTAACTGTTTTACTAGGAGGCTCTTCTTCATGTTTCAAACCTTCCATTTTTGTTGCTGTGACGGTCATTTTACGTATCTTCTTTAGGAACGTCCTTGTCTCCAACAATAAAACCAAAGCCATTTTCTCTTAAAAATGCACGAATCTCAGAGACAGGTCTAGACCAAACAATATGAGATACAATGTTTGTTGTTCCATAACCAGTAGCGCCTGAAGGAACGCCGATCATTTCATATTTCTCTCTTGTCTTACTATATGCCCACAAAGAACCACCACTATTTCCAAAAATAATCGGTGCGCTAGAGAGGTATAAGGAACGTCCTTGAGCATCCTTACCGCTAATACCACTTAATAGGCCTTCTGTTGGATAAGGCGGATTTCCCATACCACTACCGACTGCCCATACATCTTGAAATAAATATGGACCGCCAACATTTTCTGGCCAAAGAACTGCGACATTTTCTATTTTTCGTTCTTTATCATCAAGTCTCAAAAGAGCAAGATCACGGCCCTTGTCCCATGCTACAATACGAGCTACCCGGCCGGTGGTGCCGATTGCTGTACTGTAATCATTATAATCCCACAGACGAATATGAACAGGCCGGCGGGTTTCTTTTTGTGTATTTTTACCCTTTTTTGGATCAAACTCATCTGTAATAGAAACCGCGCCAGAAATTACATGATAATTGGTTAAAACCAACGTCCAAATCTTTTCTTTTTTCCAAGATTCGTGAGGACGCATACCACTAAAAATAATAGTGCCAGACCCCTTATTTTCACCAAGATCAACCATTACTGTCGGATAAAGCATTTCTGTGATTTTTTTAACAGGAGCTTCTGACTCTTGTGCTACAGAATTTAACGACAATAAAAAAGTTGCAGCTAATATGGCAGTAAATATACTTAATTTTTTAAACATTTTGTTTCCTCCAATTACCAATTGCTTCTGATAAAGCATCTAAATAATCTCTCTTTTCCTTTATAAATTCTTGAACTGTTCCATCTTCTGTTACAACCAAAATCACTATCTGATTGATTTCTATCCCAGTTCTTTCTTCAAACATCTCAGCATAAGCAGAACCCTGTATATAATAGTTTTCATTCCAATCATCTGAGCGTTCCCGTGTAGATGTTTTAAAATCAATAACAGAAGGCACATTCTTATATTTACAAATACAATCAGCACGGCCAGCCACTTTATATTTATCACTATACAAACCTACTTCTTGTGCATATATATCAGTAATATTGTGTAGCACTTGCTCTTTTAGTTGAGAGAACAAGCACCAAGGAAGAAAGTTTTTTTTGTGCTTCTCAAATTCTGATGGAAAATCCAACTGTTGGTTATTGAGATAATCTTCACACATGTGATGAACAGCAGTGCCTCGAGCAGCGGCCTTCCCAGAAACATAATTAGCAACTTTCTCACCAACTTTCTTACGCCACTCCATCAAGCCTTCTTTCCCCCGAATAGAAAGTACGGTTGTTATGGAGGGATATGCTTCTCCTTCTGGCGTAATATAGAATCTCTTGTAATTTATTGTTTGGGTTTCTAATTTTGGAAGATTCACAGATACATGATTAAAAAATGTCATATATTATTTATTCCAATTATCTAATTCTTTCCAGCCTGACCAGTCTGGAATTGAAACACGAATTTTATTGATAGTTTTCACAAGCATCTCTGCTAATCCAAAACCCGAATATATAAACGGGAGAAATGCATGTATAAAGGACATGATGCCTATATACATCAATTCTGCACTGGCTCTAACAGATACCCAAGCATGATAACAATAATAAGAAAAATTATTATTTCTGCCTGCTAATTTTGCTGCGTCTTCTAAATGATTTGTCATGATAATCTCTCCTTCTACTCCATATGAATTGTTGTGCTTCCCCATGCTGAAGTTACACTTTTCATCCTCTTTACTAATCTTTCAGCACGATTAGTTACTTGTTTATACCACAAACTGTCAACCATTTCATTAGCAGCTGCGAGCCAATCTCTCTCATCCACACCACGTTTCATGCCTCTAAATTTACTCAATTTGGTAGCTCCCATATTGAACATCATGTTTG